TATCCATTTGATGCTTGCAGGTTAACAATAGGCGTAGAATAGGAAATTTCCATATATATTTTCTGGTCAACTAACTTGACAGCTACTGTCGAGTAATGTTACTATTATAGTTCGTTATCTCTCTAAAGGAGGAAATGCCAATGGAGAATATAAAGGAGCGGTTAAATGATGTTGCACATCATTGGACTGCTATAGCAATGATAACATTATTTTTGTTTACAAACAATAGTGTTATTCCAAAAGCGGAGGCTCTGATTGTAAAACCAGACCTCAAAACTGAACAACAACTAAAGAAAGAAACGCTGGAAAAATTCAGCAACACTGTATACAAGCCTTCTCATCAGCTCACTGACAAAGAGTTAAAGCAACTACTGGAAGCAGTAGGATTTGAAGGAAAAGCCCTAAGAACGGCTTGGGCCATAGCGAAGAGGGAATCCAATGGACGACCACTAGCTTATAATGGCAACAGGAATACTGGAGACAGTTCCTACGGACTATTTCAGATTAACATGTTGGGAAACCTTGGTGTTATTCGTAAAGAAAAGTTCGACCTGCGATCAAATGTTCTTTTATTTGATCCAGTAATCAATGCAGAGATAACGTATTATATGACCGATGGCGGAAAAAATTGGTCAGCCTGGAAGGGGTTAAATGCCCCTGCTAAGGAATGGTATTTAAAATACCCTTCCGCTTAGGATAAGGAGTTTTGTTGAGACTACAGTATGTCTCCAAATACATAGCTCTATCAGAAGAGGGCCTTGTGTCTAAATTGGAATGCCCAATAGATCAAGGCCTTCTTATGCCTAATATAGACGATAATGATAATATATTTTTATATTGCCTATCATGTAGTTACAAAAATAATATGGGTTTAGAAGTTTATGACAGAATCGTTAAAACAGTTAAAAGTTATTTATAATTCCGCCAGCATCGAAGAAGGCTGGGAAGAGATCCTTAGAGATGGATCAATAGAATATAAGGATAAAACATGGACGAGCAATTAAACGAACAGCCAGAAAATTTGGCGGACAATCTAGATATGGTAAATTATATTATGCTACATAGAATATATGACCTACTTACAATTATTGCAAATAAATTAGTCGGAACAGACGAAGTAGAAAAAATGCTTGCATATCATGATAAAGGATATCTATTAACACCAGGGCCATCATATACCCCACAAGAAAATCAAGAAAAGTAGTTGACTTAAAAAATACAATATGTGATACTTATATCTGCACGGGTCGTAGCATCCCACCGTTTGCTCCTCGTGCTTACGCTTCGGCGTAGCAAGCCCCAGTCGGATCCGCCTCTGATTGGGGTTTGTCCCTTTTTAGCGGTATAATGAGAGAATGCAAACAAAACAACGGCAGCTTACCCTAAATTTCACAGCTCAAAATCTGGTATTTAGAGAAACAGTTCATTCAGTTAATACTTTAGTAGTGCAGAATATTTCTCAAACAGGATTTGCCTATATTGGAACTGCTGATGTTTCTTCAACAAACTTTGGCTTTAAACTTTTTCCTGGACAATCATTTACAGCAGAATTAGCTTATAGTGATAATTTATATGCGGCGGGAGATTCAGGAGTCCAGGTTTCAATTCTTGAACTAGATAGAGGATAATGAATACAGTAAGAATATCTGAGATTCCTCCACAACCACCAGTTCATTGGAGTCCTACATTTCAAGCAACTGGATTAACATTTACAGGAACAAACTCTACATATCCAACATATGGATCTGTTTATTCAAAGTCTGGATACAATGTAAGCTTTTGGATTCAAATAGATCTTTCAACAGTTACTAACTTTGGGACGGGACAACTAAAAGTAGATCTTCCCTTTCCTCCACATGCAGGAACTATGAATCATTTTCCAGGATGGGTATGGTATGACCCAGTATCTCAATCAAATCCAGATCTAGCAAACCATATCATTCTAAACTGTGATCATTTACCAGGAAGTCAAACATTAGATTTGCATTGGCTAGGTGGAGATACTCCAACACCTAAGCCAGTTAGGGAATTTCCTTTAACATCTACAAGTCCTTATACTTTAACAACAATATCTAAAATATATATCAACGGCAACTACTTTACAGATATACTATAGTGCCCTAAGTTGGATTCGAACCAACGCTTTATAGATTTTAAGTCTACCGCCTCTACCGCTGGGCTATAAGGGCTTTGCTGGACCACTAGGATTCGAACCTAGGACCTAGAAGTTAACAGCTTCCCGCTCTGCCTGCTGAGCTATGGTCCATCTAAGACCAGTATACTATTAAAGTGCGATTGCGGTCAATTGAAAGTGACAAAAATTTAAAATTGAATTGCGGCGGCGGGAGAAGAGATACTATCCCATAATCACATATACATAATATACCATTAGTGCAATTAACTAGCTTTTTTAGATATACGTCTCATATGTGTCCTAATTCGATGACAATTACTACATACGATTTCACATTTAGCAATTTCTTCATCTATCTTCTTCTTGGACAGAGTAGGGATTAATTCCATAACATTTTTATGTTTCTTGCCACGAACGTGGTCAAAGTCCATCACATAATATGGATATTTAATCCCACAGTCCATACAAGGAGACTTCTCCTTAAGGTCTCTGATGTATTGCGCCAAATACGCCTTCTGTTTGGCTATAGAGACCTTTTCAGCCTTCATATGAGGTTATACCTACAAAGAGGAAGCATTATGGCTTAATTATATCAAGGAAATTTTTTCTATCCCGCCGATTTAATATTTAGTTCGATATTTTGAGTCAACTGTAATATCGTATAATATCTTCATTAGTAAATTACAATCTTCATGTCTCCAGAATGTCGAGCAAGATCCATTTTCTACATTAGGACATTCATTTAGGAATTCTTCTAATTTGTTCACGAAATATGCAAGAGCTACTTTAGACTTAGCGATATCTTGATAATCGTTTTTAGTATCTGCTCGATTCATAGCCCGTGCTATTTGATCGACATATAGAGGATTCATATATTAATTATATAGTAATATTATTCTAGTCGACTACAATATTTGATTTAGTAAAATGTTAATAAAATTATTTTTTTGGATTTTGAAAAACCATGAAGTATAAAATCCATAGAGCTAGAATTCCAAATATGATTCCTTCTAACATATATATCCTATTCTTTTATATTGATATCTAGGCATTTAGATTTTTAGGAAAGCCCCCCTTTCCCCCCATTGAAAAAACAATGTTGAGAATAGAGAGAAAGCGACATCTAGTATATTTGAGTTCCTAGTGTAAGCCCCCACAAACCAGTCTTTAGTATATCATTGTAAATTTTAACGAGTCAAGACTTTTCACAAACTTTTTTATGATTGGATAAAGTCATATGAGCAAAGTCGGATCTTACATCTATTTCCGCCCCGCATTTATCACAAATCACGATCCGTTTAGCTGCCATGACAGAATCTTATCATAAATAATTCTAGTTGACTAGTATATTCATATTTGGAAAATGTTAATATATTTTTAATTTGTATGATCCATGATTTAGAAATGTCCGAATTGTCCAATTAGTGAGCCCATATGACTAGTCAATGTGAGCCATATCACAGAAAAAGTTTTCAAAATGTCCGACATGTCCGAATTGTCCCCTTGAAAATGTCGGTGGTCTATGATTGAATTAGAGTATTAGAAAGAAAGGAAGTAATCAAATGGATTACCTAGATTATCAAGATGAAATCTACTTAGATATTTATCTAGAGTTTGGCGCTGATAGCGTTTCAGACCCTGCTTATGCTGAGGAATTATTAGAAAGGAAAAATAAATAATGTCTGCTAACTTATACAATATAGAAAGCCTGCTAATCGGTAAGGCTTATCGTTCCCGCTCATTGGAGGGAATTATCCAAGACGCTGAAAAGCGTTCCGATATTTACTACGCTGACGCTGAGGCTTACCTTGTGCGTGTTCGCCCTACTAATGGGCTAAAAGATGCTTATCGTATCGTAGCCGTGAGTGTGGGCTAAATCACACTACACGCCTAGCGTGTCGCCTTGATAATGTCGGTCATAGGTGATAGTCTAACGACATAACAAAATAAGAACTAACGAAAAGGAAAAGAATAAATGAAAATAGAAACAGCAATTTGGAATGGTAAGAAAACCAGAGTTTTGGCAGTCCCTTCTTTCTCATCATCAGAGGAAGCCCTAGAGTTTCTAAAAGAAATTCAAAAACTAGATAAAGAGGCAACTCTTACAATAACTTCAGTAAGTCAGTATAAGTAAGAAAGGAAACTAGATAAATGATAAACGCAGTCCAAGTAGTAAAATGCTCAACTTGTTATGGTGAGGGCTTAGTATTTATCGGTGATGAAAATGATTACCATGTAGAACCCTGCGAATGTGTAAAGGAGAATAACTAAGATGATGACTAAGTGGGATAGTATCCAAGAATATATCCGCCCCGTAGAACCTAAGTATTGGGGAGATGAAGCAGAACTAGAAAATGAAACACTTTCTCTAGATGAATTGTTAGAACAAGAAGAAGAACTACTAGAAGAAATGGAGAATAACTAAAATGTGGGAAGATAGTTTTCTAAATATCGCTTTTGATCGATTTGGCTTTTCAATAGATAGCGGATTACTTTACTTATCTATTTCGTGGGAATTGTTATTAGTTTCCGCCGTCGCTTTTGTTGCGTATAAAATCATAAAGCGAAATAAACGAGTGTTCTAAATCACAAAAAGGCTCGGCGTGTCGATTTGACAAAATCGGCAGCTGCCCGCAGTCTTTGTGCGGGCGATTTGTCCTTTAAGGGCATTATGTCCGATTTGCCGAATTCCTGCGACACGCCCGAAAATTTGTGAAATTTATCACACGATTTGAGCGTCTCATTATTTGGAATTACTCGCTAGTAAGTAGAAAAATGTCAGTCCGTAATGATAAACTCTCGGTATAACAAAATGAAAGGTAGGTCAAAATGACTACACTAAACGAAATAGAAAATCTAGGCGTATGCCTAACCGATAACGTGTGCGTATTCTGCTCACGAATAATGGACGGGTGGGATAAATTCTGCCCGAATTGTAATGAGTATAAAGGCGTGATGAACGTTGTTTCCGCCGTTGCTTACTACGGAAAAGACATTCTAGGAAACTAGAATTGTCAGACCCCAATGCTATAATTTAGAAACTAAACGAAAGGAAAACTAAATGAGAAGTTACTCAATTGAAGATTTGCTAGTAGGGCAATACTATAAACCTACTTCATTAGCCCGCCGTTATAATGGTGGAGAAATAAATCACGCAGAAAAGCGTGATGATGTCTGGGTAGGCACAGATTATCAAGCCTACGCTATCCGTTTCAACGGACATCGCTGGGCGACTATCGCCGTCAAGGTCGCTGACTAAATGTCAGTGGCTTCCACTATAATTCAACTAACTAAACGAAAGGACAACTAAAATGGATCTAAAAGAATTTAGAGATTTCATTACCGCTCAACGCTTAGCGGAAGTCAAAGAAAAGCGCAACGCTAACCTCACCGCAATTTTGTCGGTGGCTAATGCTACAATTCCAACAACAGAACGAAAGGAAAACTAAAATGGATAAATTAGAAATTGCTCTAAAAATAATCGCTGATTGCGATTTCTGTAATGGTAAAGGCTACTCTTATTGGGGTGGCTCTGATGAAGAATACGAAATTGAAAGTTGTGAGTGTAATGTCTATGACATTATCCTAGACGACAATGGAGATGTTCTTTGGGATAATGGCTTGCTCTCTGAGCCTGAATTATTCGCTACCGCCGAGGCTAACTAGCCTTGTCGGTGCTAACCGCTATAATTAGAAACTATCGAAAGGAAAACTAAAAATGAAAAAAGTTGTGCTAATAAGTTTCGTAACAGAAGCCGAAACAGATTTAGAAGCGGTATTCGCTCTAAATAAAATTCTTTACCAATTGCCTGAAAGCGATTTGGCTAAACTTGATGTATTTGATGTAGTAGAAGCAGACGGAGTAAATGCCTAATGATGACACGAAAAGACTATGTTGCTACCGCAGAAATTCTGCGGTATGTATCAGATAAAACTCACCCTGCTGTATTTTCTAAAATGGTTGTAGATTTTGCGGAGATGTTCGCAAAAGATAATCCTAGATTTGATGCGAATAGATTTTATTCAGCAGCAAATTACAAAATTCCAAATTTCGCTAACTAAAAAATAAAGGACAGAAAATGAAATTACCAAATAAAGAAAGAATAAAAAAAGTTTTGGAAATTCGCCGCAGTAATGCGGCAACTCCAATTCCTAGCAAAAAAATTTATAAACGAAAACAAAAGCATAAAAATAAATTTTCGTGAATAATTATGCAAGCGCCCGCAACAGTGTGGGGGCCAAAAGCTTCTTACGTCAAGCCGACACGCACCCTGGATCTTGTGAGGTTTATCACAAAATAAATTAACGACACGCCGATACTCAAATGGTAAATGTCGGCGGCTTACGCTATAATTCCACTATCAACAAACGAAAGGTAAAAATGATAGACAAATCAAACTGGAAATCTTATCCGTTCACAGTAGACGGTGTAGACTTTGTATCTCTAATTGACCCTAACGGTTCAATGTATTCTCAAATCAAGCGTGTGCCTGCACAGGTATTCTCTCAAATGAACGAGCAGGCTATCCGTGAATTAATCGGTAATGCTTCTCTAATGTCTAAGTCTGAAATCCAAACAGAATTAGACCGTGTAAATGACGGCTACTCTCAGGCTTATTTAGCCCTAGCCTAAAATGTCGGTGGGTAGGTGTATAATATACCCACCACACAAACGAAAGGAAAACAATGTTATCAACCGCAACTGCCCTAATTCAGGCAACTGAGGAAGTAGTAATGGACGAGGAAACAATGGCTATGTCGTCTTTTATTCACCACAACCGCAACGAGTTAGACAATGACCAATTCGCTAGAGCATTATTTATGCTAACAACTGCTATCGCTTCTAACGCAATAGATAAAGCCACTAAATTATTACTAAATGAAACTCAACTTAGAGAACTAATGTCGTCTATTGACGAAATGGAAAGTATCCGCAACTTAGTATTAGAGGAGAATAACTAAATGGGAAGTAATTTCGCAACAGAATTAGCCGAGCTGGACTTAGGCTTATCTTTAGAGGATAGTATTGCTATCCACTTACAGGCTAATCATTACCCACCCGTCCCACGATCAATGGTTCAACCTTGTATTGATGCTATTGATGCTTATCATGATGAGGACTATAACAGAAAGATACAACTACCTGAAGGTATAACTTGGCGGGACATGACTAAAGCACCCGCCTGCGCTATCGTAGAGGCTCACCACCTAGACGCATGGCTTCCGCAGTATGACTAAAATCACACTTTCAGAGGCTACCGCTTGTCGGTGGCTTCTGGTAAAATAATCCACCTAACAGAAAGGAAAAAAATGCTAGAAATCGGACAAACCTTTACAACTGAGAAATCAGGAGTAACAGGCGTAATAAAGGCAGTAGATAATCACCCGTCAGGAGTGGCGAGGGTTCTACTTGATGTAAATGGAACAGAACGCTGGACAAGCGTATCTAACTAAATAAATACAAGGGCGCACCGATAATGTCGGTGCGCTCTGCTATAATTCTCTCAACTACTAACGAAAGGAAATCAAATGAGTAGAGGTAAAGCGATAAATGTAAAAATCGCAACAAGCAAAGTCATCAAGGCTTTGGAAACTAAGTTAGACCAAATCAAGAAAGATAAGGCTAACCAAAAAGTCAATGAGGAGAAGTTCTCAAAGGCACAAGAAAAGTATAACAAGGAGATTGCCAAATTAGCACTTGATAAAATTGCTAAGGCAGAGGACTTGTCTGCTCACACTCGCTACAATGGCGAAATAAATGTATCGTTCTCCTTGCCAAAGGGAACTATTGAACTTCCAAAAGAACCTGAAAAGGACTTTGAGAGTTTCCATGATTGGCAATACAAGGAAATGGTAGAGGAAATTGAAAACGCTATCCGTATTCTGAAAATGACAGATGAGGAAGTAGTTTCCACATCTACATACAACGCTATCGCTAGATACTTGTAATCAGATTGGGGGCTAGACAAAACTCTAGCCCCCATGCTACAATTCTTTTTCCTACTAACAGAAAGAAATAAAATG